TAGCTCTGTTGATTGCGTCAGCTATCTCTTTAGCTGTTGCGTCAGTTCTAACGCTGATGTTGTTATTGATCACCGGGGCTGGTGCTTGAAAAGCGTTGCCGAATAGTCTTCCGGTGTCTTCATACCTTGTGCCACCAGTCATAATTTCAGCTGCTTGACCAACGACTTGACCTTGCTGGAATCCACCTAATGCGGCTCCTGCTCCAGCGGTTCCCAGAGTTGCTACAGTTCCGGCTCCAACTAGACCAACTGCGGTTGCGATACCTGCCGCGGTCTTGAACCCATTGACTGCTGCGGTTGCGATGTTCCAGGCTGCGGTTACTCCACCGATAGCGGCAACCATAGGCAATAGCCAATCTTTGTTATCAATTACCCATTTAGCCATGGCTGTCAGTTCTTCGATGATCTCGACAATTCCATCCACTACGGCTTCCAAGGTTTCCTGACCTTTAGGACTAGCTAACCATTCAGAGAAGTCGTTTAGTAGTGGAAGCAACGCCATACCGATTTGTTCTTGTAGTTCTCCAAAGATGATGTTGATTCTTTGGTATGGGTCAGTATCGGCTGCGGCTTCTGCTGCACCCTTGAAAGTCTTCTCTAATTCAGCTAGTGGGTCTTCAGCTCCACGAAGCGAAGGGATGAGCTTTAGAAGTGCGGTGTCTTGACCTGCCAGGGACTTAGCCATCGCCTGAGTAACTGAGTCTAGATCTTTACCGGTTCCAGCTGAAGCATCGAGGGCTACCTGGAGAAGCTGGCTTGACTTAGTTACGTCACCAGTCGCGATGAATAGCTTCTGGAATGCAGGTCTTAGAACATCGTCAGCAACGGCAGACTGAATCTGCATCCGCTTGATGTGCTCTTCGGCTTCTTTGACCGTTCCAGCGGTTGCCTTGCCTGTGTTCTGCATAGCAAGTGCCAGGATGTCCATTGACTTGACATCTTCGATTGCAGCCTTAGAAGCTTGCTCAAACTCGTTCTTGATTGCACCTAGAGAGAATCCAACACCGATGGCTCCAAGGGCTGTAATCATTCCCTTAGAGATTGACGAAGCGGTCTTGTTTAGACCAGCAAGGTTTCCCTCTGCACCCTTAGTTGCAGCGGTGAGCTTCTTGAACTCTCCGAGAATCTCAACGTTGAGGGCTAAAGTTCCTGCCATGCTAATTCCTTTGTGCGGTCTTGATAAACGCTAAATACTCGCCCATCGTGAGAGCTTTGTATTCCGACGGACTGATGTTGAACGCCCGGCAGAACTCCGCCATTCTTTTAGCGGATTGCTCTCTTATTCTTTTTTTGTTTCGTCACCCTTGATCATTACAAGGGCTTCTTTCAAGCTTACTTTTTTAGCATCTTCCATCTTGTAGTTCGGGTTATCCCTTTTGAGGACTACCCAAACGAAGGCTGCTAGGGCTTTGCCTTTAGGCTTGCCATCTGCGAATGCCTGGTCGATGCCTGTGTTTGTTAGGTTCTCGATTAGTTCTACTTCTTCGAGAGTCAGGCTCTCAAAATCAAACTTGTTCATTCTGTGTCTCCTATGGTTTAGTTGAATTGTCTTTTAGTAACTTTTCTAGACTACCAAAGAATGCTTCGTAAACTTCTTTTCTCTTACGTCTAATTGCAACTGTAAAGAACGGGTTGGGTCTGATGTTCTTTTTTACAAAGTTGTTCTTATCGTAAGTCCAACCGAAGTGAATTGGGTTAGCGTATGGAACTCGAGTATTGTTACCTGCACTAACGACAACTTTTCTAGCTATTCTTTTAGCTTTGATAGTTTCGCGTAAGTCACCAGACCTAACGGGTGCTAAGGAGCGACCTTCCTGAGCGACAATGTCTCCAGCTCTTTGAGAAGCTTCTCCAATAGTAGAAGAAGGAACCCCAATAGTTCTGAGGGCTTTGACGGCTGCATTCAGACCGCTTACCTTAACACCTTCAGCCATGACTAGGCTGCTGTTACGATCTCTACTCCGAAGTATTTGTTCGTAGCTGGGTCGTGAGGAGTGTTCTTCACGCGAAGGGTTACAGAGAACAGAGCTGTCTCGTTGCTGTTTAGGCTTAGAGGAGGTAGCTCGTTGAATACTGCAACTCCCTCGTAGTGAGGAGCGTCAGCGGTTGGAGTAGTGTTTCCGTTAGGAGCAATTACGAAGGCAACCTCGGTTCCGAAGTTATCCCATAGAACGCGGTAGAGGCTAGTGTCTTCTCCAGAGGTAATACCGTCTAGCTGAAGTGCCCATTCTCCACCAACGCGAACCTCGCAGAAGGTCTGAACATCGCCAGGTGCGTCACCTAGGGTCAGCTCAACCATGTTTGCGTCGCAAGCGTAATCGGTTGCACCGATCTTGAAGATAATGTTTTGTGCTTTGATTCTTGTTGAAGCAGCCATTTAGCTAACTCCCTTTCTAAAGTGTGATGTCTAGCTGAACAAAGATGTTCGTTGCTAGATACTCGGCGTTGTTTGCTTGTAGATTGTAAGGCTGGTTTACCGAAGTTATCCGAACGTAAGTCAATGGTTCGATTGCGTTCAGAACGTCTTCGATTAGCTGATCTAGGTTCTCGGTTGCCTTCTTGTTAGTCGCGGTAGAAGCTACCAAGACTAACTCAAGTCCTAGAATCCACTCACCAAACTGTGCGGTTTGCAAGTAAGGCTGAGCAGAGTTCATTAGAACGATTGGAGGAGTAACTCGCTCTGGGATGTATTCCAGAACGTTCAATCCAGCTTCTGTTAGTTCAAGCTTGAACTCGACCTTAGAAGCGTTGATCTCGCTCATACTGCATAACCGACGTATCTCTGAAGCAACGGATAAACCGCGTTCATCGGATCCTTGGCAACTCTGATGGGTGCACCATCGAAGCTTGCGAATTGAGCGACTCCGTTAGGAGCGGAACGACGGTGGAAGAGCTCCGAGCTTGCAATTAGAATCGCCTGATCTTGAAGCGATACCGGAACGGTGTCAACTTCTCCAATGTAGGTCGAAACTAATGCAGAACCAGCGGTAAGACATTCTTGAGGGAATGTAGTCTCGTCGGTTCCGACATAAGCCTGGAACTCTTCCAACGTCACAGCCATTTATAGACCTATTACGCTACTACGTCTAGCTCAACGATTGCAGCTGGGAATGGCACAGTGATTGCCATGTAGCCGTAAACGGAGATGCTGTCGGTTAGGGTCGTGATGTCATCGGCGGTCAAGCGAACAGGAGCACCTGGAGACTCTAGAGTCTGTAGAGCACGGCTGTTAGCAACATATGCCTTTGTAGCAGTCATAGCTGGGTCCACGATGATTGGAAGACCCATGATTTGACCGGATAGTCCTGGAACGTTAGCGGAACCTAGGTTGTTTACACCAGCTCCGTCCACTAGAACTACTGGACGTCCATCTTCACCCTGAACCGATAGAAGGAACTTGAATGCAGTAGTTCCAACTACGATTGCCTCTGGACGTAGTCCGGAGTTCTTGAAGATGTAAGTAGAAGCGTCGGTTAGACCTGCGATAAGTGCAGCTGAAGTTCCAGCTGATACATCGAAGACCTTGCCTGTGTAGCTTAGACCCTGAACCTTAGCAACAAGAGCTGCGTTGGTTGCGTTAGCGTAAGCGATTGACAAGCCCTGTAGAGCGGTGTCTAGGTAGTTTACGGATGAACGCTGGATGGTCTGCTTGCTCATTGAGGTGTATCCGCCGTAAGTGATTACGTCAGCTGATACGGAGTCAATGGTCAAGTTACCGAATGATAGCTCTTCGTTCTCTGGGTCCTGAACGCCTACTGCCAAAGTGTTAGCAGATACCTGAGCGAACTCTACGGTCAAGCCGTTAGCTGGAAGTGCAGCACGGGAGAAGACAGATAGAGCTGGACGGTTGGTGTCGATCAAGTTGTTGATGAAGCCCAAGAAGCCTGGTAGGGCTACGGTGTCAGCGGAAGTTGAAGCGTCACGGGCTAGAGCCTTAGCGTCCTCATCTCCGGTAACTAGAGCTTTTGCGAACTCGCCTTGTGAGCGGAACTTGTGTGTTGCTGGTGCTGCGGTTGCGACGGTCTGTCCTGCTTCGATAACGCGACGCAATTCTGCGACCTCGTCCTGAACGGAGCGAACGTCAAGTTCAATGTTTTCCATTGTTTCACTTTCTGTTTCGTTAGGAGTCTCAGTAATCTCTTCAGCTTCTTCAGCTTGGATTTCACTTCTGACTTCGGTTATTTTTGCCCCTTCAAAGGCAGGGAAGGGAATTATACTGACTTCTTTTAAGTCGACTAACTCCCTAACTATCGTTTGACCTTCCTTCCGGTCTTTGACCGGGAAGAATCCAACCGAGAATCGATTCAGGACATCGTCCTTTAGTAATGTGTAAACTTCGTTTCCGCGTGGAGTATCCGAGATACGTGCAACAATCTCGAATCCTGCATCGGTGTCGCGTCCTTCGAGGACTTTACCGATTGGTTCTTCGTGACCATAGAACAACTTGACATCCTCGATGCTCTGGATAGCTCCAGCCTCAAAGCGTTCTTTTAGGTTTCCAGTTAGGTCAATTTCCTGACCGTAAGGAACGGCTAGACCAACGACGGTTCTCTCTTCGGTCTCATCTAAACGAGCTTGGAACTCGCGTGTAATCATCTCAGACATCTAGTCCTTCTTTCGTTCTGACTTCTTCCGCGGTCAGGATACCTGCTGCGATAGCTGTCTGGTAGTAGTTGTAACGTGCAGCAACATCTGCCTTGAATAGGTGCTCAAAGTCGAACTCGACTCGGGTTCCTCGAGGAAGGCAGTTGCTAAGTGCGTCAGTAATTGCATCGGTGTAAGCCATAAGTGTGTGACGGAAGAACACCTGGTTCTCGTCCTGCAAGTTTGTGTAAGTATCGGATGATCCTGGAACCGAAGTAATTAGCAACCTTGGAGGGATACCGAATAGCCTGGCGATTGCCTGAGTCTGCTGATCCTGAACTTCGGTGAATAGTGCGTCCCGAGGTGAAAGAGCAATCTGCTGGTAGTCGAAGCCATTAGCTAGAACTGCAACTTGACGATTCTGCTGTTTGTTATGCCAGTTGTTAGTTACTTCATCGGCTTCAGCCTTGTTCAGCATCTGGTTAGTCTTTAGAACTCCAGTTGGAACTCCTGCTGCGGTGAACCAGTTGAGAGCGTAGTCGCGTAGATCGAGAGCTGCCGAGATGTCTTTGTAGCAGGAAGCGATTGGGCTGATTCCAAGTAGGTTACCGGACTGACTAAATACTCTTAGGTGCTCAATTTCTCGTTTTGTGTAACGCTTGCCCATGTAGTCATAAACAACTGTTGAGTAGTCGATTGTGCCGTCTACCATCTTTGGGTATGAAGGCATTACCGATGCAGCCGGAAGAATGGTTAGGTTGTTTACCTGACCGTTAGAAGCGTATTGCTTGAACCAGTAAGCGTTGCCCTGGAGAGCTAGATCAACGACGGTCTGGAATAAGAAGTCCCTGCGGTTCTGATCTAGTGAAGGATTGTTTACTAGAACTGGGTTCTCAACTTTTAGCTCGACTCCGGTAGCGAATCGGTAAGTGTTGATTGTCATCTTGCTAATTGGGGTTCCAATAATCTGGATAGCACGATAGACGGCGGTAAGACTAAGAGCCGTGTTCGCGGTTACGATACTCGGTTGTCTTGTTGGGATTGTGGGCTGGGCTGCACGAACTTCTGGTTTGCGACCTAGGAGCCTGTCAAGGATAGTTGCCATTTGGAGTCAAGGATACCACAGACCACCGTCAAAAGACTCCTATTGATGCGTGTGGTGCACGTGATGAAACGTAGAGTGCAAACACGGTTGCCATTACTGCATCGATGTCTCCGAGTGATTCCTTGCGACTGATGAACCAACTCTCGCCAGAGTATTTAGCGACCCCGTTAGGCATTTGAGCGACGAGGAGGGGATCGCTGTTGTGCCTAACGGAGCCACTTGAAAACATAGCAAAGACAGTCGAGCATGCTGACGAGACTTCTTTAGCCCATAGTGTCCAGACTGGAAGCCCAGAGTTTTTTAGTCTCTTAGCTAGACCAGGTAGCTGGCGATCATCTAGCACTATCGCTCGCGGGCTGTGTTTGCTATAAAGCGATGTTAGCTCATTGAATAGTTGTTGCTCGGTAGGTGCGACTAACGACATGACCAATTCGGTTTCGTGAACTCCATCGATGTCGTTGGCATAAGCTATAGTGCCGTGACCCCAGTTAGTAGTGATGTCTACTGAGAATACTCCACCGGTTAGGTTAGTTACACCGCGACCAGTTGCAGCTCTAAACAAGTCTCCTGGTAGCCATGAGTTGGTAGATCCTGCGATGAACTGATTTAGTCGATAGCGTCTAGCTTCGTGTTCCGGGATAGTTTTCAAGTCGGAGATAACTTGCTCCATAGGGATTCGACCTGCTGCAACCGAGGGGTTAGCTGCCATGATTGCTTTTGGATCATCGACCTTGGCATTCTCCGGTGCTTCCCATAAGAAGAATCCAAAACGTTCTAAGTCCTCGGCTCCGTTAGCTGCTGCCTTACCTGACTTGTATAGGTCAATTAGAGTCTTCGAGTTTTGATCACCAGCTGTCGTAATTCCAACAACAATTCCATCCTTACGCTGGGAGGTTCCGAGAACAGCAGCCGACCACATTCCTTCTTTTGCAAGGTGAAGCTCATCGAACAAACAAAAAGAGATTGGGATTCCCTGTAACGCGGCTTCCTTAGCTGCCTTGACATCGTAGCGTCCTCCTCCATCCGAGGTCACAATTCCTCGGGTTTCCGTTGCTCGCTTGAATCGCTTCTTCAAGAATGGGTTGCTATTGATCACATAGAGAACACGGTTATAGACGATGTTAGCTTGGTCCGTGCTCGAGGCTAGTGAGATGACCTGCGGTCCAACTTCGTGCATTAGAAGACCGTAAACGCCGAGGACAGACGCCAATAAACTTTTTCCGTTTTGCCTTGCAAGACTGACGCAAATCTGCCGATACCTCAAGCGTCCTGGGTATTTAGGATGGTCTGCTGGATAGCGTTCAAGGATTGCTCGGAGCAACCACTTCTGCCATTCGTCTAGTTCTAGTCCTTCGGGACTCTCCGGGCTACTCCACGCGATCTTGGCAAACTCGATGAGCTTATCCCCGTCAGTAATGAAGTCATCGCTGAGGGGAGGCGTGTAAGTAGTCGGTAGCTGGAGCATTAGCGAGTGAGTAACTTCTCCAGAGGGTCAATCTCTTCGGACGAGGCACCGAGAGATCGTTGAAGCTCGAGAACGGTCTTGCGAAGTTCCGCAGCCGTGCTGGTGTTGGCTTGCTGGTCGAAAGACTGTGCCAGACGTAAGCACAAACCCGATAACACTTTTTGTTCAAGGTTCAACTCAAGCGTATCTAACCAGTTCTTTATTGATTCTTCAATCATTAGCAGCATCCTTCCGGATAATTTAGCTGTTCCGCGTAAATCCGCGGAGAAGCGTGGGGTGAAACGTAACTCCCAGAAAAAACCGGGAGTCTGTTTTTTAGCTTATTTTAGCCTGAGTTTAGCCTTAAGTTGGTTCTTCCAATGACTTCGCCACAACATCCTGTATGTAAACACTCGGTGCCGGATGCCTAGATACCTTCTTCGATGTGCACGCTTACTCTTTATTGGTCGAATTGACAAGGGTAAGAGATCATTGATGGCACGGAGCACCCGTAGCATCCAGCCCTTACGCCCCTTACTTGAATCGTTCATTACGCCAAGTGATTCGGGTAAGGACGCGGTCTTGCTTTCGTCCGTTGCATGAGCGACAGAGCGATTGTAAGTTGTGGATGTCATGATTGGGTTCCCCGTTGCCGGGTGGAACGATGTGGTCGATTGTCCAGTCTTCACCTTCAAGCTCCTTCGCACACGATACACAGATCGGTTCCAAAACAGTCTTCGCATAGGTTCTTGCATTCCGCCACTCCTTGGTATCGTGCCAACCTGCCATCTGCTAATCCTCTCAATGTTGAATAGTCTTTTATTTCCCAATGGTTTAGTTCTTTGATTATCTCGCCAAGGGTCAGGATGTCCCCTAGATCGTAGTGAGCGTTTAGGAACTCGAGTAGCTGATTCCTTGCATACTGAACTCCAGCTTCAAAGCCCTTTGTGTAACTTGTTTTCATTCGTAATACCTCTCAATTCCGTTCAAGTAGTAATCCATAGCTAACTTCCTGAGCTTCCCTCTTAGGTGCTCTGGTCTGTGTTGTTCTATCCGCTGCATGATCTCCTCAAGCGGTGGATTTAGTGTTATGTGCTTAGCCTTATACCAGCTATACATAGCCTTGGATTCTTGACTTGGTGCGGTGTCAATAACCCAAACATCTAGCACAGCTCCGAGGGTCATAGCCTTCTTTACCGCGGTCTTCCTGGTAGTCATAGCTAATGATCTAATTGCTTTGCTGTAATCGTGGTGTTGTGTGTCTTCGGTGGTTAGAGCTAAAGCGATTCTGTCCATGTCAATAACTATTGATCCAGGCTTAGCGTTCTCTCTGATGTAGGTGCTTTTACCGGAGCATGGTGCTCCAGACACTACGTAGATCACTTGGTCTCCTGGATGATAGTAATGATGTTTTTGGTGTCTTCCTTTAGTGGGCACCTTGGGCAGACCGGATGATCGTCAATTTTGTAAACCTCGTTACAATCGGGACATTCTGCGTTAGGTCTGAACCTCACTTTGTCTCCTCAATGATGCGAACGATTCTCTCCAGGTGATCTACATCGACGTTCGTTGAGATGACTCCATCGTTCACGATTGCCTTGATCATGGCATCCTTGAAGTGCTTCTCTGAACCCTTCCATCCTTGGGTGTAAGTCTCAACCGAAGTCCTGACCATGATGTCCTTGAGCTGTTCTGTGTGGCGATTGATTAGTTCTTGCTTCTGTGTTTCGTAGTTATCCATGGGTTTTTATTATCCTTACTGCGAGCGTGGTTAGTGATTCGGATAGTGATGGTGCAGCCATAGCCTTTAGGAACAGCGACCCAAGTGCCGGGCGAATGTTCTCAAAGTCCTGACTCCAAACCAAGTTGTCATCCATGAGTAGCCTCATAGCCTCAAACATGATTGCGTTGCGTTCTTCTTGGGTCATTCTTGTTGCC